CGAACCAAGCCATAGCTGGAAACCTTCGGGCCCCAGCCGGCTTGCAAGACAAGGGGTATAGGATCTATATCCCTCGCCTTTTCGAGAACGGGGATTATATCCTGCCGTCCCGAAACACAAGCATCCTTAAAGGATGCTTGCGTTTTCGACGTTCTGACTTCAAGCCAGAAGGTCGAAATCGACTGAGATTCCGTTTACAAAACGAATTGAATCTCAAGTCGTCAATTGCTCAAATCCTATCAACCCGAAGGGTTTCCGAAATTCGGAGGATTGAGCAAACAATAATGGGAATCATTGATTCACTATTATTGTTTGATAATGACCTCTTTATTAAAGATCGTCATTATAAGGTCTTAAAGCACTTAGTGCGTAAGATCTTTACCGTCGGGGCATTTAATGTCCCTCAGGTAATAAAGATGTGGAAAGCTTTTAGCAACCACATCTTTATTCTAGCAACACAGAGTGTGACGCTAGAAAAGCCTAAAAGAGATTCAAAGAATTTCTTTTATAGGCTCGTTCCCCACATAAATCCATATTGGATATGTGGAGAACGTTTAGATAAGGTAGCTTTAACAAAGCTAGCTCATCTAATCTCTTCTCGTCAGTTACCAACCGGCGACAAGAGAACTGAACTTGAATCTTTTGAAAAGTTCAAGCTCACGACGACGGCCGAATATAATCCGGACGCCGAAATCCTAACCGACCTGTATCAGGCAGCTAGGATAATCGGCCGAAGGTGCCGCAAAGCGGGCCCCGGACCGATCCGCTCCGCTCACATCTCGTTAGCGACAGCGGGCTCCTTCTTGAAGACTGTAGAAGAAGGAGGAAGGGCAACGGAGATCATAGATTCCGTTACTCCTTTATTGAAGCATGTTCCAGAGGAAGATGGTTCAATTACCCTACCCTTTATAACTCTTAAAGAGTGTAAAGGAGTTCCCCGCTGGAGAACTTGGTGTAGGGAAAGCCAATATGTGGAATATCCAGATATTGACTTTGGCGAAGTGGCGCAGGACACCATTGGTGGATTTACGCCATTCCGACAAGGATTTGATGAGGCCATTGGTCTTCAAATCCTTAGTTGTGCCTATATATCTATGATAAATGACACAACTCAGGTATCAGAGATACCTGTTCGTGTTTTAACAATTCCTGAACCAGGAGCTAAAGCACGAATTGTAACCACAGGGCCATATTGGCTCTATGTGTTACAACAAAGCCAAGCTCACGTTACACGTGCTTTCTTGGCTTCTCACCCCTCCGCTAGTAGCGGCATGATGAGAGCGGATCAGGCATGGCATTACCTATACCTGATCTGTAAAGCGAGGTCTCACTTCAAGTCAGACTTTGCTTGCCTCAGTAGCGATCTAGAAGAAGCTACTGACGCTATCCCCCGCAGAGTTGCACTGCAACTCTGGAGGGGATTTATCGATGGGCTCGGTTATACCGGCGCCCTAATCGATATCGCATACGATCTATTAAAAATGGATCGCATGTGCTTCTTGCCGAACGAAATATTCGTTGCGACAAGAGGAGTCTTCATGGGAGAACCTCTCGCGAAGACTATCCTCACATTACTCAACTTGAGTTGTGAGGAAATCGCACTTAGAAGATACTTCAAGTGCGATTTCGCAAAACCTCTGCAAGTACCTTGGAGATGTTTTGCGATCGCTGGTGACGATCACATTGCGATCGGGCCATTAGCCTACCTAGAAGGTATCACAACAGCGCATCTTCGCTCCGGATCAAAGATCTCGAGAACGAAGCACGCAATATCTAGACTTGCAGTCAGATATTGCGAAAAGCTTCTTGATATTAGAAATATCAGGAATGCTTTATGGACACCTCGGACTATTAATAATAGTACCGAGATGTACATTCAGTCGCCCTTTATTGATTCAGTGAAGGTGAGACTGATTTCTCCTTGTTCAAAGAACAATGAGAAATTCAACGACCGTAATACGGCCGTCGGTAAAGCCAAGTCATTAGGCAAAACCTTGAGATGGCTTAATACGGACCTTTTCTGCAAGAAATGGATCCGTATGGTAAGAGACCGATTCTTTACAAGAATGGGCCCTCTTATGCCGCCGATCTCCAGTGGAGTCTATTGGCATCTCCTATTACCCGAGAGTCTCGGGGGACTAGGACTCTGGTTAGATTCGGATATTCCTGATCTAATCCAGAAACTACCATCACCCTCAAAGAGTTTGGTGGTAGATGTCTCTACTGATACAATCAGGAAAGACATTATAACTCTCTTTAAAGGTTTTACCTCTAACGTGAGTTATCGAGGATATGAACTGTTAGAAACAGACGTATCCTTAGCCAAGGAATTTTTAATTCCGGAGGCTATACAAGGTCTGCCATCCAAAGGATTTAAAGACCTTGTCAGCGAGTTCAAACTTCAAGATGAACCCGCTGGAAGCCAGTTCAAAATTCTTAGAAAGAAGGACTGGCTTACGGAGGACGACGTCAAAGACGCCATACTTCGTCCGCTTCTCTTTAAAGAGATTCTCTCAAGAGAAGCGAAGCCTTCGGCATTCAATACCGAAAGCTTCAAACACAGATATTCCAGACTCTGGGACATCGTGTTTGATGGCCACCCCACTATAAGCGAGGAGGCCATTAGAAAAGCATTATGGTTCAGAGAACCAATGATTTTCTACTACTGCGGCGAAAAATTGGATATTCCAATCCGCGGCAGTATCCGAAGTGTAAACCTCATAGAGGAATTAACCTTCGGTCTCCCAGATTTAAAAGTCCGGTGGACTAAAATCGGGAATCTGGTTCGACCGGTTAATGACCCGTCTGAACCAGACACACTCACCTGCCGAACCGGCAGTGGGGATGTCTCCGATACGGAGTAACCGTCTACAGTCTCGACGACCCGAAGGTCTTAGAGATACTGCAAGCCGGCTATGGGGGGC